TGAACGAAGTAATGAAGTTTCTGCTACATAACGTCCCATATCTTCAAACCCAAACTTATCGTGAACTTTATTCATTTCATGTTCACACCACATAGCTTGATAATTGTAGTGAGAGTAATTAAAATCACCATTTTTTATCTTATCTAAAAGGGGAGATTGCTTAGGTAATAATGGTTTAGGATCATCATACATTCTCCACCATCTAAAAGCATTGTAATTTAGTTTACGTAACTTTTTAAATTTCTTTTCTAATTGTTCTTGTGAGCAAGAAGGATTGTATATCATAACTTTTATTTTAATACTTAAATGTACGAAGGCTCCCTTAGGGAGCCAAACTTATTGTAAAAGTAGGAATGATGAAGCTATAATTCCTATACCTGTTCCCAGCTTCCATAGAAAGGATTTTGTCCTTTGCTGTTTTAATTCTTTATGTAAATCGTCTGATAGTTTTTCGTATTGATCTATTTGTAATTCTTGTTGGTGGATGATGTACTTATTATTATCATCTTTATCATTTAGAAGTTTGATAATAGTATCTTTTTGTACTTCTCTTTGTTCTAATTTAATAACTTTTTCTTGGGTAAGTTTTAATTCTTGTTTGCAACCATCATACCTAATAAGGTCTTGAGCAACAAGTCTTGCTGTTTTAGTTGGGAGTAAGATTTTTGTTGTATCTGCTTGCGAAAAACTGCTCAAGCTCAACATTAGAAAACTTACCAGCATTATTAGCTTTTTCATTTGTTTGGTTTTTTACGATTGTTATTGTGTTATCTATGTGGTGTATTTCTTTTGTAATTGCAACCACGTTCTCTTTTACTGAGTCGATCTTAGTGTCAATTTGCTTGTTTACTACTTTAGTTGAATCTACTTTAGTTTGTAGTAATTCTATTTCAGCTTTATATCCTTTAACATCTGTTCTAATGCTATTTGTATTAAATAAGTTCCACCCTACTAGTACAACTATAATCAGCAGTATTATATTTTGTTTATCTTTAAACATCTCTTTCTCCTTTATGTTTATCTAATTTATCTAATATCTGAGTAAGTAATTCATTCTTTACAATACCAACCATTGAAGCATTTTTTAGTACAGAGATTAACTGAAATACCATAAAAGGTGCTATAATTGTTTCACTTAACCATGCTGTGCCTTTAAATCCTTTTTCAATTGAAAGAATACAAGCAAGCATTACCATCCAAAAGCCAAAAGTCTTTAATACCTTTAGTGCTTTAAATGTTTGAAATCCTTCTCTTTTCATTCCTGCCCAAACTCCAAAAAAACCATCAGCAAATATAACTAATCCTACTGCTAGGAATTGTTCTACATTATCTGCAGTTAAGTTAAAGAAATAAGTACCTATAAAGGCTAATAGTGTTGACATTGATAGTGTAATAATTAATCCTGTTTTCATAGCAGCTTAATTTATATCTCTTAATGAATCTCCTCCTCTTGTTCCTCCATCTGCACAGCTACCTTTCTTCTCTCCGCTCTTACAAGCTTTTCCTATTTCTAATCCATCTGGTTGAGCATCGGGTTTTTTAGCATTTTTTGCTAAGTACTTTCTATATTGATCTACTGTCATACCTTTTCTAGCAGCACCTTTAGCAAAATCAGCCTCTATTCTATTTGTAGCATCTGTACTTACAGAATCTTTATACTTTTGAAATAATTGAAATCCACCTTTATCAGTTAATGCTTTTTTAACTGCTGATTTTTGAACTTGTGTCATTTGTTGCCAAGTTATTGGGTTTGTATTTTTAGGAGCTTCTTGACCTTTTACACCTCCTATAACACCTAAACTCAGAAGAGCAGCTGCTACTAAATTTTTAATAACATTTTCTTCTAACTGTTGTGAATTAGATGTGAGTTGATTTTCAATTAGGTATTTTTTTATATCAAAGTTTTCCATAATAAATTTATTTTACGTATTCGTAATACTTTTTAGTTTTTTGATTTCTATCATCTAATCCATGAGTACCACCATTAATTCTTTTTGTAAGAGCTAATATAGCTGCATCATTAACTCCTTGATCACAAATTGACCATAGTTTATTTTTATCAAAAAAGAATATTGCTGATTCAAAAGAATATACTGTTGCTACTAGATCTGGAGTTGTTACGATCTCGGGTTTTTGTAAGTATTGAGCGAATGCTGTATAGTTATCTTTACCAGTTAATTGAAGAGCGCCTCTTCCTCTGAATTTCCACCCATCTCCTGAAGCTTCTGCCCCATTACCCATTCGGGATGCATAAACTCTATTTGCAATCTTTTCAGGATTTCTTGAATAAGATTCTTCTAAAGTGCCAGGAAAATACTTACCAAATATTTTTTGTAATCCATCTGCTGAATAGTTTAAGTTTTCTGTGAATAATTTAAAACCACCTGTTTCGTGTGATGTTTGAGCAAAGAAGTGTGCTGCTCTAACTGGAGTTAGTTTATAAAACTCCATTGCTTTTTTCATTGTACCAGGACCAAAAGTGCCATCTGCTGTTACTCCTATCTTTTCTTGTAAACTTTTTAAGCTCATATTATACAGTTGTTGTATCGTCTGTAACTAGACTTGTTATAAGCTTACCTACTAAACCACATATCATTGAAATTAAAGCTATAGTTGGTTGATCGATATAGGCTGTGTATCCTGTGATAGTGGTTGAAATTATCAATAAGGCATTTCCAATTTGTCTCCATATTTTAGGAGTTGGTGCTAGTAATTTTTTTAGTAGACTCATATTGGGGTATGGATTTAGTGTATACCTATAAATATTAAAAGCCCCTATAATAAGGGGCTTTCTTTAAAAAAATATAAATTTAGTTTATCCTTCACATGATACACAACTTTCGTTTGTTCTTTGTAAATTGTCTCCACGTAGTACAGATTCTGTACGAAGATAATATAGGGTTTTTATACCTAATTTATGAGCTTCTTTATGAACTAAACTAATGAATTTAGGAGTATCATTAGGGTCAAATGAAAGATTTAAAGACATTGCTTGATCTACATATTTTTGTCTAATTCCGTTTTGTCTTACTAACTCTAATTGATTAATTTCTTTAAATGTTAAGAATATTTCTTTTTCTTCAGAAGATAAAATATAATCAGGTAAACCTAATACTGATCCTTTATCTTTTAGGATTTGTTCCCAAATACTATCAATATTATATCCTTTAGATTCAAGTAATTGTTCTAATATTCTATTTTTCTTAATGAATACACCTTTTGCTGTTTTTAAGTTATAAACATTAGCTGGTATTGGTTCTACTGATGGTGAAACACCACCAGAAATGTGAGCATTTGATACTGTTGGTGCAATAGCTAAATGATGTGAGTGTCTTAGTCCCGTTCCTCGGCACCATTCTGGTTCTCCATAAAGCTCTGCTTGTTCTTTAGAGGCTTTTAATGCTCCTTGCTCAATAAAATCAAACATTAATCTAGTGTAAGTATCAGCTGGTATTCCAGTAAATGGTAAGTTTTTAGATTGTAAAAATGTATGCCATCCTAATACACCTAAACCAATTGCTCTACCTTTTGTTGCAGAACGTACAGTATTCTCAAAGAATTTAATGTTTTTGGCACGATCAATGAATTCTTGTAATGCTCCTTCCAAAAACCATGTAGATAGTTCAGGTAAATTCATCCCATTTTCAAATTTATAATCTTTCCATTCATCCCATCTCGCAAGATTTAACGAAGATAAACAACAAATAAATGAATGTAATTCATCTGTATAAAGTGCAATTTCAGAACAAATGTTCGTCATTGTTACTTTAAGGTTATTATTTTTATATGCTTGAGGATTAGCGTTATTAACGTTATCTTCGTACATGATGTAAGGTTCACCTGTCTCTAAACGTGTTTTTAAAATTTCACCCCATAATTTTAATGCTTTTGGTTCTCTTTCCTCAAGCCTATTCATAAATGCATCATCAATTGATACACATTGGTGCAAATTTAAACACTGTCTGTTAACATCACCTTTTGGTCGTCTAATTCCTAAGAATTCTTCAATATCTGGGTGATTTATTGATAGGTTTACTGATGCTGCTCCTCTTCTTACTGATCCTTGGTTAGTAGCTAATATAGTTGAGTCAAACATTTTAGCCCAAGGCACTATTCCTTCAGATGTTCCATTATCTTTAATAGTTTTACCTCTACCTCTAATGCGAGATAAACCAATACCCACTCCACCACCTTGTGAAGTTAATCTCATTAATTCTGAGTTAGATCCTGCAATTCCTTCAATTGAATCTTCAACATCAATTCCAAAACATGAAATAGGCATACCTCTTTCTGTACCCATATTTGATAATACAGGAGATGCTAAACACAACCAGTTCTTTATTAATGCTTCGTAAAATAAAGGTTGTAAATCTTTACGTTTTAATCTACGAGCTGATGCTTTACTTACTCTTAAGAAAGCTTTAAACACATCTTCTTCAGGTAAAAGATACCCATTTGAAACTATATCTAATCCTATTTGATCCATCCATTCAGGATAGTTCTTCCCCTTAACCCAATGGGTTGTGTCTACGTGTACGCTCATGTTGTTAATTAATTTTTATAAGTCTGACCAATCTGAAGTTGATTTGGCATAATCTGTTACTCTTCCTGCGAAGAAATCTTGGTGGGTTTTACCTGATGTTAAATGACCAAACCATTCCATTTGTTTTAGTAAATTTGGGTCAATATCATTATAAACTGCATTATAACCTAATTCAACCATTTTTTCATTAGCTCTTGCTTTAATAAAGTTTTGTAGTTGGGCTCTATTTAAACCTTCTACTTCACCCATTTCAAATGCTTTTTCAATAAAATCAAATTCTAATTGAACTGATAAATGACAAGCTTCTGTCACTTTATTTCTTAATTCTTCAGTATCAAGTTCTTGCATTTCATCTAATAAAGTTCTAAATAACCAGCATCCTGCTTTTGAATGTAACGATTCATCTCTTACACTCCACTCAATTATTTGCCCTGTACCTTTCATTAGATTTCTCAGTTGAAAAGACATTAAAATTGCGAATGAAGAGAATAAATTAACACCCTCCGTGAATGCAGAAAATATAGCTAAAGATTGCGCTTTTTCACTTAGAGTTCCCATTGGAGTTTCAGTTAATCGCTCAATTT